AGCTGTCATTAGCGACGGTGCTGAAGGGGCGCAGGGCTTTGTCACTGCCGAGGGTGATATCTACATCCTTGCATCAAACCTCAACGAGGTCAGCGATGCTGCGTCTACCATCTACCATGAGGGTCTAGGGCACCTTGGCCTACGTGCGCTCTTCAACGAGCGCCTCGATAAGGTCCTGCAGCAAATCTACGACGGCAATAAGAAGCTGCGGGATGAAGCTGACACTTGGTTCAATGATAACGCTAACGCATACCCCGAGGACTCGAACCCCCGGCTGCGTGCACTGGAAGAGGTTCTGGCTATCCAGTCAGAGGAAGGCCGCGTAGACGCCAGCATCTGGGCGAAGCTCACTGCGGTCATTAAGGACATGGGTCGCCGCCTAGGCATCAAGTCCAACTTCTCGGATAGCGAAGTGCGAGCCATTCTGGCTATGGCACACGACCAGATCATTAACGGCCCCCGTGAAAGCGCTGTCGTTAAGGGCCTGCGCTACATGATCAATGCGTGGCACGGAGGGCCATACGATTTCGATAGGTTCAGCCTTGAGCATATCGGGTCGGGCGAAGGTGCACAGGTCTATGGATGGGGGATGTACTTTAGCTCTGAACCATCTATTGCCGCATGGTATCGGGATAAACTTTCAACAAAAAGCCAGCAAATTGCAGGCATGTCTGTCAAGGATTGGTTCAACAAAAACCAGCCAATGATGACTATTACAAACCCTGCGGTTACCGAAGCTGCGGCTAGAACTGGAAGACCTGCTGGGCGGAAACTAGCTGAAGAGTTTGGTTTGCCTATTTTTGTTAAGGTTCCACTTATTGATCAAGACACTGCTGATCGAATTACAGATACTATAAACGATACTTCGTATACCGCTAATGAAAGTTACTTTAATTTGCTTGATGCTTTTTCAAGCTACATAGAAGACGCACAAAGAACAACTGATATAAATGGCCCTGTTGATAACGACGTACTTAAAGAACAATCTTTAGAAATGCGTCAATATTTAGCAGCTATAGATATTTTAAGAAAAATGCACTCGCTTGTACGACCTGTTTCTGCGGGTAAGTTGTACAATGTTAATATCGATACTGACCAAGATCACATGCTTGATTGGGATAGCCCAATTATACAGCAGTCAAAATATGTTCAAGAACGAGTAAAGCAACTCTATGATAGCAACCCAGCTATAGGTGATATGCCATTTAATTTTGTAGGATTGCTACCGGGACAAACTTTTTATTACTCGCTAGCTACAGCACTTGGTTCCGATAAGGCAGCATCTAAAGCCCTGCTTGGGGTAGGTATCACTGGCAATACGTTTATTGGGCGTACTTCTGGTGAACGTAACTACGTCGTCTTTGACGACCAAGCCGTCGCTGTTGCTAACAAGTACCAGCGTAAGAAGAAGACTGCCCCCAACAAAGAACTGCTGCGAGCCGAGCAGATGCTTGCGCGTTCGCGTAATCCCGGCGATCTTAATCAGGCTACTTCGGTCATCATGAAGGTGCAGCGCAGCAAGCGCCGCCTAGATAACCTCATGGACATCATCCCGAATGTTATCTCGACCAAGAGTGGTCGGTATATGCTGCAGTTCCTTATCCCTGCGGATGTAGTTCGTTTGGCTAAGCGTGCATCCCCTGCTCTTGGTAGTCGCCTTGATAAGGTAGCATCGGCTATGGCCGAGATGCGCGAGGCCCGCTCTGCAATGCAGGTGAAGGTGCAAGATGAGGCGTACCGCTGGAACAAGTTTAATGTGCGGTTCAAGGAAGGCGCTCGGTTCTTATCAGACCTGATCAACCTTGCTACCCTGTATAATATCGACCCTCGCCTTGCAGACAATGCTCAAGACTTCCTTGCGCAGGATACAAAGATCAAGGCGATCAAGGCTGATGCTAAGCTTGGCGCTATCGCCAAAAACAATCGTATCAAGACCCGTACTGCCCTAGTTGAAGCTGTCTATAAACGCTGGAACGCTCTTGCTAGCCCTGCTAATGGCAAAGGTGAAGGCCGGAAAATCTTTGATATGGCCGCTAAAGCCTATCGGAGAGTCTTCGACCGACAACTGGCTGGGATGATAACCCGTATCGAACAGTCGGAGCTATCCGACGTCCGTAAGATTGCTGCTATTAAGTCGGTGAAGGCTCTGTTTGCAGAGGCTGAGAAGATCGGTCTTTACTTCCCGCTTGGGCGTGAAGGCGACTTTTGGCTGCGCATCGGTGCAGGCAAAGACCGTGAGTACCACAAGTTCACAAGCCAGATCGAACGCGACCTTGCTATGCGCGAGCGTCACGATGAGATGGTCTCTAAAGGTGAGAAGCGCTCCCTTGACGACCTCATCTATGCTGGCGAGATCAGTTCCGGCGACAACGCAAACACCCTCCAAGATGATGTGGTCAATAACGACTCCACCCGTCTGCTGCAGGGTATCCTTAACGAACTAGATGCAGGGAAATTCTCAGACCTTAAGGCTGTCAGAGAGCAGCTGACACAAATGTACCTGCAGACGATGCCACAGTCCGCACAGTCTGCAGCTATGCAGCGTCGGGAAGGCATCACGGGTTTCACAGCTAACACCCTGCGGACCTTTGTCACTACCCAGAGCGCTGCGGCTAGCCGCCTTGCACGTCTTGAGCACTCCGACAATATCCGTAACAATCTGGCTACGGCCTACGCTCTTATTCAGAACGATCCTGAGCAAGACAAGTTGAAGCCCTATGTCGATCAGATGGCCGAGTTTGCAGGGCGTCAGCTGGCTCCTACTCAGGGCGAGCCTTGGATGGAGTTTCTAGCTACCGCAGCAAACCGCGCTACGTTCCTGTACATGCTGACAAGCCTTAAGACGGCTCTCATTAACCCTCTGCAGCTTTCGACTGTAGGTATGTCAGTATTGATCCGTGATTATGGATTTAGGGGTCCAGCGCTAGCTTTCCGCACCATGACTAACTTCTACAATCTGCTGGGTACGGCAAAGCTCGATGAAGATGGCAATGTCATCACTAAGTACGGTCAGCCATCTATGAGTGATGGTGGCTACATTAACGATGAGCCTAACCCCGAGATGCGGAGATTTCTTAAGGCTCTATGGAACGATGGCAACGAGCGAGGAGCATTCTCAAACAACTTCACTGGTGACATCACGGGTGATCGGCAGCTAGACGTTGGGGTCTATGATAATCCGGTGCTTGAGAGCACTCGTAAGACCCTCAGCTTTGTGCATAACTTCATGACGGGCGCAGGCTTCCACACCGAGCGTATAACGCGTGAAGTGATGTTCATGTCCGCTGGTAGGCTTGAATATGAGAAACTGCGCAAGGCAGGTGTCAGCGAAGCGGACGCTACCAAACGTGCGAAGCAGAAGGGGGCCGAACTAACTATCGAAGCCCTATTCGACTACGGTCAGGATGCAAAGCCTATGGTGGCTCGCGGTCCTATCGGTCGCATCATCTTCCAGTTTGCCACCTTCACGATGAATATGTCTTCGCTGCTAATCAGGAATTTCTATAACACTGTTAGGCTTAAGTCATCGTTGCAAGAGCGTCGTGATGCTTCAATCCTGTTCTTCGGTACGCTGATTAGCAATTTTATGTGGGCAGGTGCCACAGGGCTTCCGCTCTACAGCCTATTCATGGGCGTTGCTGATCTTGCCCGAGAACTGTTCCGTCCTCTCCTTGAGGATGAGGATGAAGACCCCCGTATGTATAATGCGGAGTCGGGTAACCCTATGGCCTACGCAAGTATGGACCTCTGGTTCCGTCAGTGGTTCCTACCTAATATGCTAGGTGATGAGGGTGCGCAGCGGGCTGTAGAGATGGGTCCAATCTCAGCTGCTACTGACCTCAATTTTAACGCGTCCATGTCGCTTAATCAGATGTTCTTCCGTGACGAGCAGCCCGCCGAGAACGTCGCTGATGCCGTTCAAACCCTAATTATAAGTACGGGGATGGGTGCCTTTGGGGGCATGGTTAAGCAGATGTCGGATGGTATCAACTATATGCTTGAAGGTAGGGGCGACCGTGCGGCTGAAAAGCTCATGCCCTATAACTTCCTGCGCCAACCTCTTATTGCTGCAAGGCTTCAAAGCGAAGGGTACATTACACCTAGTGGTCTAGAGCTTAAGCCTGCGGAGTTCTACACTATAGGTAAGATCATTGGGCAAGCGACAGGCCTCGGTTCGACTGAAGTGGCAGAAGCGCAGAAGCGCAACATTCTGTTCTCTCGTGCGACTGATAAGGTCGATGCTGCTCGGTCAAAGGTCATGCAGAACTATGGTAATGCGTACCTTAAGTATCTGTCTAAACCCACTGACGAGAACCTCGCTAGCTACGAAAAAGCTACGGAGCGGTGGGATGACTACAACATGGAGTATGGCGCTATTAGCCCGATCACTAACCCCCAGATGAGGGAGTCGGTTATGGGTCGTGCAGAGAGCCGCGCAGCAGCTAATCAGCTAGGCGGTATCCAGACAGATAAGAATAAGCGGATGATTGCACAAGATATGTTGCAGCAAGGGCAGCAGCAGAAATAATAAAAGCCCCCCAGTTGGTGCAAACTGGGGGGCTAATGGCCCTAAGGGGAACCAAGGAAGGAGCAACTTCCTGATACAAAGAGATACTCACTGACGCCAGACACGTAAACCCCTAATACCGTCGTAGATCACTACTTTCATCAAAATCTTTATCCGTAGACGTCCGCAGAGGGTCGCTACAGTCCTTTTTGCGTCAATAGTGTCTAGGCAAGGGAAGAACATTGACGTGCCCTTTCTAAAGGTTCGCCAGTTAATGTTGTAGTCAATCCCCGCTACTCTCATCGACCTGCTCTGTCTCCCCAACCTTTTCTGGCTCATCAATACCAACGAGGTCGTGCATATTGAGGAAGCCATTCACGGACGTGTCGAACACCAGCGAATAGACCCCGGGAGTGATAACCTTCATACCCTTCGATAGCCGCTTCACTTCTGTCGTGAGGAAGATACCCTGCTTCCTGAGTTGGTTCAGGGTTTCCTTGTAGTTGACCTGCATGTCAACGCAGTCGTTCTTGAAGTGCTTGGCAGCGATGTACATCCGGTGTGTGTCCGGCTCGTAGCGCACCAACAGTTCGCCCTTTGGTTCAGAGATAGGCAGCATCGGCATCTGGGTGCGTCGGTCCACATTATCATTCACGACAAGGATGTTCTGCATGTGGCGGTTCAGGTAGTCCCCGAGGATGGTCACGAGGTCAGTAGCTGGCGGCTGCACATCTTCACGTAGGGTCAGCAGCATCTGGGTAGCCCACTTGTAGATACGCACCATATCCCAGTCGATCAGGCCAAGCTTCTTAGCGATCAGGCCACCAACGATATTTGCAGCAATCACGGCAGACCAGAAGCGCTCGCGCTGCGTTAGCTTAAGCTCGCGGTCTAGCTTGGCTTGCACGGCTTGGAACGTCTTGACCACCTCTGCTTTTTCCTTGATGAGGTACTCGGCGTAGATCACACCCGCATGGCCGTAGTTGCCAAACAGTTGGTGGTCAAACATCTGCTTAGCGAAGTCCACCTCAAGGACATCGGTGTAGTCGATCTTGTACTCCAGCATCCGCATCATCTCGCCGTCTGGCGTGGTCTTTGCCTTAACTAGCTTCTCATAAAAGGATGCGTTTGAGGAGCAGAGGCTGATTGTCTGCCAGCGCGTGTTGTTGACCCGCAGCTTGTTGCCGCTGGCTTCCATGCGCTCCTTGCCCTTACCGTTAGCCATAGCGTAGGCAAAGTCAGAGAAGGCTAGAGGGGCCATGTTGGTCACCTCGTCCACTGTGTAGGGTAGGTGGTTGTACACACCTAGGCGCATGATGCTAGCGTTCACCGTGTCCTGTGGGGTCGTGCAGAGGTGCCTAGGGTGGCCCCAGACGCTGTTGCACATATGGAGAATGGTGGTCTTACCCGTACCCGAGTGCTGATGGATGACGTTGATGATGGCACCGCTCTGACCCGAGAAGCGCAGCAAGGGTGCACCGAAGGCGGTAAGCGCAGCGAACGCATTACCTTCAAGCCCTTCACGTCCGTAGAGGTTAAACACTTCCTTCCACTTCTCAAGGGTACCCACGGCACCCATGTGTGCAGCGATTTGCTCGGTGGTTGATGAAGGAGGGCTGTAGAAGATGCCCTCTGCGGTGACTTCCTTGTCACCTACGATGAATTTGCTGTCGTTGTCGGCCCAGCCGAATTGAAGTCTCATGAGTTCCGCCTTGTCACCATGTTGAAAGGTTGCGATTGCTATAATTAGGTAGTCACAGATAAGATCGAAGCGCTTCGCGCCAACCATCACGCCTTCGCCTGATAGGATTTTGCGTAGCTCTGCTTTGTCTGTGACTTTTGTATTAGGGATAATGAACTCTTTCACACCGTCGCTGGGTGTGTGCAGCCGGATCACTACGACATCTCGTTGCACTGGGTCGTGCATCCGCTTAACCACGTAGAGGTCATTCTCGTAGACGAAGATCGGATCACCCTCACCCTTAAAGGGTTCACGCCAGATGCCGCCCTTCTCGCCGCGATAGAACGGCTTTGGGTACTCTGGAATGACAACCGTCTCTGTCTGCCCCGTGGTCTTGTTAAGCACCTCCATCGTGCGATCTGCAACGGTAGCATGAGGGACTGTCATGCCTAGTGTGATGGGGTTCTTGATCTTCCCGAAGTGTGGGCACCCAGCGCAGCCGCCCGGGTTGTTCCGCTCTATGGTGGCGCAGTTGTGAGGCTGCTCGATGTGAGCGATCTTCTGCGCCGTCTTAACAGGGTCGTAATCAGGATGCTGGTTAGACAGCAGGTGAATAGACTTGTCAGCGTCACTACAAAACTTCGCTACGGACAGGGCGTCAAACCATCGAGGCTCAGAGATAGTCGTCTGGTTATTGAAGCAGTCCAGAAGCTGTTGGCACCCGTCACCCTTGGCGCTGCGCACCATAATCCGCTTAAAGCTCTTGGTGATGCTCTCTTGCATCGCTTGGCCTAGGGCGGTGAGGGGGCGCTTCGGTGGGAGGGGTTCAGTCGTGGGCATCTTAACGCCCAGCAGCTGGATAAAAACATCGAAGTCAGTCGGCTTGCCTTCATGGATTACCGATACGAGGCTAGGCGCAGCGCCCTTAAAGTTTTGTGTGCCGGGGATGCGCAGCACCCGAGACACTTCAAAGACTGCTTGGTCAACATAGAGGTCATGGGTGACACAGAGTTCACGTAGCCGGAGCGCAACAGGCTCCCACTGCTCGCGGGCAATCTCTTCGGTCATCGGCCAGTATACGTGCAGTCCGCGCCCCGAGTTAACGAGGATGGGCTTAGGCAAGCCAACGGTCCTACAGAACTTCTGCAGTGCGCTTAAGGCCGTAGGCTGATCGATGTAGCCATCGGGCCTATTGGTTTTTTGGTTGACTACTGCCTTGGTAGGACCGCAGTCGATGTCCAGCCAGAAAGACTTAATGGCTTTGACGTTGATCTTTTTTCGGCCTGAGCCATCGATGTACTTCGCTACACCGAAGAACACATTTCGCTTCTGCTGCATCAGCAAAGCGGTAATTTCGTCTACTTCCTCACGGGTCTCAACGAGGTACTGCTTAATATTATCGACGCCCTTGATACCAAGCACGGCGTACCATCCAGAGGACGGCTGCACAGCGTTCAAGAGGTCAAATTGTGTCATGTGCACCAGTCAGCGGGGGCAACCCCCCGCATATGTTTCAATACCGACAGGCATATGCCTTAATCGAACTGTGTAATATAAGCCTTGATAAGGGGAACCAGCACAGGCTGTGGGCTAAATGCCCCCACAAACCAGTTGTATACCGTCTGGCGAGTAACCCCAATTTGTTGCGCTACCACCGTAACCGGAACATCGTGTTCAATGCACAGTCGCCCGAGACGGACACCCAGCAAACTGCTGGGTGCCCTTAGGTTAAGGTCACGTAGCCGAAGGCTATAACCTTGCGTCATATTCAGTCCTCGTCATCACCCCAAGCGTTCACGATAGACACAAGGTCTCCGGTTACTGCAGGGGTTTGTTCAACAGCAGCCTTGGCGCTGCGCTTGACTGGAATAGGGGCAGCATCTTCTTCATCGTCTGGCTCGTCAGAGCGCACGACAGCAGGTGCGGGCTTTGCTGCTTCCTTCTTAGGCTCAGCCTTTGCACCGTCCATAGCGGCAACGGTCAGCTGCACGTACTTCTTGGTCTCGGGATCAGCCTGTGCAGTGGTAACAAGTGCGTACTCGTCGTCGCTAATGCCGCGCAGCGGGGTAAACAGCAGTTCCATGCTATCCGCGTTCAGGTCGTAGCTGATGTTGGTAACCACCGTGTCAGGGCTTTCACCGTTGCCCAGCAGGTACTTCACGTAGCTCTCAAACGGATGGACGTTGCCATTACCCTTACCGAAGAGGGACTTGGACGGCACGTTGAACTGATAGACTTCGCCCGTAGGGTCGCCTTCAAGCAGGATAGCGATGCGGCGCTGGAAACGACATGCGCGGCCACCGTTGTCACCTGAACCCTTGATGTTCTGTGGGCAGTCGGTGCAGTTAGCACCTTGCTTGTTAGCAGCAGCCGCCTCAGGCTTATCGCCAAGGTTCGACCAACAGTCAGGGAGAGTAGCCTTGGCGTTGGGGTCATACTTGCCAGCATAGAACTGGCGCGAGACCTTAGGCAGGGCGTCTACGATAATGGCATTAAACTCGCCACGGATGGCGTTGCCGTTTTGCTCACCATTGATCATGCGCTTGAACGTACCGTTGGTGTTGGTAGCGATGCGGCGCATGTTGCTGGTAACAGCGAGGGTCTTAGCGAGACCCGTAAGCTCGCGCTTGCCAGTGGTCGAGACTGCACCGGCTTGTTTAAAGATAGAAAGATTGCTCATTGGTTCCTCTTATTTGTTAGTAGGTTTGCGGACTTGGACAATATATTTGCGGTCGCACTGCAGCCCTGCCGGAAAGGCTTCGGGGTTATCTTGCAGGAACTGCTTCATATTGCCGTTGTGGATACGCTGCTCCAGAAGTTGCGGCGCATTATTCTCTTTAATGAAGCGGTACATCGTTTCCCAATCACTCGTCCAATAGCGGGCGTTGATACGGCGGCTAATCGTGCCGCTGGGGGTCTTGATGCTATCAGCGTTCTGCTCATTGCAGACTTCCAATAGCTTGTTACTCACAATGTCGAGTTGGTCCTTAAGGGCAGCTACTGCTTCTTTGTACTGCTCTTCTTTCTCATCGATAGCGTCCCGAATTTTCCGATAGACGGACACCAAATCACTAACAGACAAAACAGTTTCGGTCATGATTGCTCCTTCGCCCTAAGGCTACCCACCATATCTTAACATTTTACAGTGTCAAGCGTCAGCTGTGGCAATCTGGCGATAGAGGTCGATAATTTTCTCGTGGTTCGTGATGTTGTTCTGCAGCATATGGTACAGCTTAGCCTCTACGTCACTACCCCGAATATGCACCACCGTCATAGGGTTATGCTGCCCCGGGCGGTTGATGCGAGCATTGGCTTGCAGGTATGTCTCCACACTCGTTACAGGCGAATACCATATAACAGTGTTAGCCGCCGTGAGCGTCAGCCCGTGCGATGCAGCCTGTGGCTGGATGATGAGCACATGAGGGTCCTTGCGGGTCTGAAACTCTTGCACGATCTCACTGCGGCGGTTCACTGGCACCTTGCCGTTAATGACATCACAAGAGATTCCTTCTTTCTCTAACCTCTCGCGTAGCAGCTGGATGGTGTGCGTGAAGGGCACGAAGACCAGCACCTTATGACTAGCTTCTTCAATGACTTCCAAGACGGCTGTCAAACGATTGCTTACATCGAACTCGATGACCTCGCCAGTATCCGAGTAGACCGCACCGCCGCTGATCTGTAGCAGCTTGTTGATCTTGGTCGCTGCGTTGACCGCACTGACCTCTTCGCCCGCTGCCTCAAACAGCATCTCATCCTTAAGCATTTTGTAGTAGGAGAACTGCATCTTGGTGAGCGGAGCTTCGCGCTCCATGTAGGTGACGTCGGGCAGGTCCAGACAGTCCTTCCTCTCAAACCGAATGGCGGGTTGTAGCACCCTGTGCACAACACTCTCTGCCTGTGGCTTCGCTACCCACTTAAACTGGGTCACCTTGTACATGACCATATCGCGGAACGAACCGTAATACTTGGGGCAGTTGTCGGGGTTCACCAGCTTAGCTAGGCCGTAGGCATCCAAGGGTGATTGTGCTGCTGGCGTACCTGTAAGCATCCACAGGCGAGGGTTAATTGCGGCAACAATGCGGTTCAGTATCTTCCAACGGGTCGTCTGTGCGTTCTTGTAGGCACTAGCCTCATCCACCACGATCAGGTCGAAACCACCATTAAGGACGGCATCCTCGACAACAGCCAACCCATCAAAGTTAAGGATCACGAACTCGCTGCCCGCATTGACGATCTTCTCCCGCTGCTTGGATGCGCCATGCGCGACAGAGCAAGAGCGGTGCATCGCAAAAGTAAACAGGTCCTGCTGCCACGCAGCCTTCATGATGGACAGAGGGCACAGCACAAGGACGCGCTTAATCTCGCCCAGCTTCATCAGATAGTCCGCAGCCCAGATGACCGATGCGGTCTTACCTGTACCCTGCTCGTTGAAGCAGAACGCCTTATCGTTAAGGGTAAGGAAGGAGGCGGTTTCTTTCTGGTGGTCAAACGGCTTGTGCTTGCCTGTCCATGTGTACCGCCCCTTGATAGGTGAGGGTGGGCTAGCCACGCCAAGGCGCATAAGCTCCTTGGTCTCCTTGAGACCCCAGTTCACTGCAACTTCATACGTGTTCCCGTCCTGCTTATAGACGGTACTCTTTTTGATGTTGTCAGTGATGATCTTGGGTTCGGTCGTTGTGACGAGTAGCACCTTATCGTCAACGCTTTGCATTACTTCTTCCGTTCTCGCTTGCTGGTCTCTGACACCAGATTGTGTTTGCTATCCCGCTTGAAGGAGCGGTTGGCGGCAGCGCTCTCGACGCGCACACCCTGCTTGTTATTGCCGCCCTTGTCGAAAGCCACCTTGTGGGCAACGTCCTTGCCATCACCCTTGCTGACCTTGCCCTCTGCCATTAACTTGCGACGTGCAGCGTTGCGGGCAGCGCGGTTCTTCTTCTGCTCGGGGCTAGCTTCGTACTTGGCAGCGTTCTCGTACTTACGGTCAGCTTTGTTCTTATAGGGCATGACTACCTCCGTGGGCGGTGATGTTCGCACTTTATCACAGGGCACCAGCCACACAAAGGCCCAGACTTCGGGTTCCAGACACCGTTACCCATCGCTGCTTCTAGCTGATCCAACTGCTTGTCGAACACGGACATATAGGTATCGAGGTTCTCACGCAGGTGGACCTTCTTAGGGAACTCCCCACTAACCACAAAGAGCAAACCAGACTTGATCTTGTTCACCTCGGGGAAGTGACAGAAGATAGCCCCTGCCATCAGGTCCAGCTGCTTCATGTCGGCGTACTTGGCGTTCTTGCCCGTCTTGTAGTCGATCATGGAAGCCGTATCGCCGTTCACGATCAGCAGGTCCACGATGCCGCGCCACCAGACGTTCTTGCCAAAAAAGGTAGTAGGTGCGTAGCCAGTATCCGTATGGGCCACACCCAGCCTAAGCTCGGTGTACTTCTCACCCGGAAACCTATCGAGTGCTGCTACTACGCCAGCATACTGTTTGAACTTAGGCGGGATGGGTGTGCCGTTCTTAACGAACAACTCGGCAGCTTCATGGAACTCGGTCCCATAGTCTGCTTCAGGACCAACCTCATCCTTGACATCCTTGACCACCTTGAGATGGAAGTACTTCTTCGGACACTGATCGAAGGTCTTGATGCTGCTGTAGGACCAAGCGGTCATGGTATGGCTACCTTCCTAGGAGCTTATTAATGACACCCGTTAACGCTTCGGATGCGGTTTCGGTTTTCAGGCCTAGGGCGGATGCGGTGGTGGCGGGCATGACGATGCCCCCACCGTAGCCCAGTTGGCTTTGCATGAGGGCGCTCTGCTGAGCCCCTTGAAGTGAGTTCTGCATGTTGCGGCTCTGAGCTAGGTAGGCGTCATGGTCCAGCTTGGTCCACGTGTAGCCGTCCTTTGAGGTTGCTAGTGCTTGACCAGCGGTAGCACCTTTTGCGTACAGCTGAGAGGCTCGTGCCGCTTGCTGCTGCGTTTCCTCTTCCTCGCGGCGGCGTTCGGGTCCGTTGACAAGCTCATCCATCACAGCTTCATGGATTTCATTCATGCGGATATTCTGCATGGCTTTCCCTATCGCTGCCTTGTCTGCCTCACTCCCTAGCTCTTCTATATCGTTCACATATTCTGACCAGCGGCTACCAAACATTTTAATGCGCTTGAACTCTTCGGGATGGCTCTCCATCCGCTTAAGCAATAGCCGTACAACGGCATGGGGTTCTTCACTCATGGGTTTGCTCCCTTGAGGGTAAGGATTTTCAAAGCGTAGGGCTTAGGGTTTGCTACGCCTAAGTAGATATCCTGAAGCCCATTGCGCAGCCGCTTGATCTCGGCATCCCGCGCCGCAAGGGTGATCTTCAGAGCGTCAAACTCATCTTGGGTGATGGTGCTAGGGAAGTGGTCCATCACTCCCCCTCCTTAGGCTGTAGGGCGGCGCGGTAGCGTTTTATATGTGTTTTGAGCGACTCACCGTGCATGTACTCAGGTATGTGTTCGCCATAGACGGAGAAACAGTCGTAGGCATCTTTGACTGCCGCTCGTAGCTGAAGGTTCTCGGTAATCAGCTCCTGCGCCGTCTGAAGAGCTTCGTGGGCTGCCTCGCGGCCTGCCTTCCACTTAGCTACGTATTCAGAGGTGAACATATACCCCGCTTCCACAGCGGCGGCGTCCCAGTCTTGTTGGTCGGTCATCAACATTCTCCATAGCTGAAGCCATTCCCTGCCTCACAGGCTAGGGGTAGGTCTGGTGCCCACGATGGGCGGGTTTGCATGCACTGCTCGACATAGGCTTGCGCTGCGCCGATCTCTTCCTTGGGTGCGATGACAGCGATGGCGTCGTGGACGGTTATGACAGGGCGGTAGCGTTTAGCGACCAAGAGCATCTGCTCCCCGATGACGATGCGAGCCAGCGCCTGACAGACGTTCTCGATTAGCTTGCCGCCATAGATGCGGTTAGGGATATTGCCGCCCTTCCTCTGATCGTAGACAAACTCCAGCTTGCCGTTGGCCCCCGTCTCTGCACGCAGGTTAGAGTACTTTAGGTATAGGCCGTTAGGTAGACGGATGCCCAGAGCGTTGACCGTCACCACACCTTCCTTACCAAGCGGTGAAGTTTGGCCGCGAAGCATAGCGGTGACGGCATTGGCCCCCTCCGACCATAGCGCGACAATTTTAGGGTAGGTCTCACGGTAGGTGTTAATGATGTACTGGGTCTGGCTTGCGCTCATAACCACACCAAAGGTCTTTAGCTGCGCCTGAAACTTAAGATGCCCCATGCCGTAGCCCGCACCAAGGATGGTGGTCTTACCCACGAACCGTTCTTCGTCTGTAATATCCTTGGTTGATCTATTGTAGATGCGCGAGGCCATGAGCTTGTACACGTCCTCACCTCGGTCGAACGCATCTACTAAGTCGTCCTGCCCAGCTAGCCACGCCAAGGTCCGCGCTTCAATCTGGCTGCTGTCACAGTCCACCATCATGTAGCCCACGGGTGGTCGGATAGCGCCCTTGAGGGGTGACTTGCGCGGCAGGTTCTGCATGTTCACCTTGTCGTCGCCGCCCCAGCGCCCAGTGTGCGCCGCATAGTAGCGTAGGGGGATGGGCAGGGTGCCACGATCTGCAATGTCGATGAACCGCTGCGTCCTTGTCTCTTCCAGCGTAGACTTAACGCCTAGACGGGCCGCCACAATGGCTTGCACCATCGGGTTCTCGTGTTCCAGCAACTCCTTGAACGCTTCGTCCGACTTGGCAAAGGCGTAGGTCTGCTTACCTGTGGCAGGGCTTTCCTTCGTTGGGACCTCTACCCCGTGGAACTCCAGCAGCGACGCTAGCTTGGGGTTGCTCATCAGGTCAGCCTTCTCGTAGTTGAGCTTGCTCATAAGCTCAGCCTTGGTGGCCTGTACGTGGATTAGGTGATCCTTGAGTATGGTCTTATCGAGATGCAGCAAGGGTTCGGTAAACATGCGGATCGTCAGGTCCACTAGCCGCTGCTCTAGTACGGGGAACTTAGCCGCCATGCACTCGAACAGTTTGAGCGTCAGGTCGCAGTCATTGCAACAGTAGGCCCCGTAGCGGGCTAGCTCCTCAGCCGTGAAGTCCAGCCGCCCCTTACCCATCGCAGCGACAACCTCGTTGCCCTTCTCGCCAATGCCATAGAACTCGGCCAGCGCCTTGAGGCTAACCCCCGTCTCGTTTCCGTGTAGTGCACGGGCCATAGAGAGAGTATCTGCAATACGCTTGGGTCTTATATCAAAATGCCAGTTCAAAATTGACATATCGAACACGGCATTGTGGGCGAGGGCTAGGGCGTCGTCCCAGTCGAACTGATCCAGCCATTCACTGGTCTTCTTTTTTGTCCCGCTGAACCATTGTGCGTCAGCCGTACCTACCTTTACCGCTACGCCGATAACCTCAAACTGAGGGTCACGGATGTACTCTTCAGTCGTCATCTTGGAGAGACTAAAAGCAGGGTCGTAGTAGGTCTCAAAGTCGACGGTGATCAGCTTCATTTCAAAGCCTCGAGCTCACGGATGGCCCATAGGATGCCTTGGATTTCGACACCCATGTCATGCAGACCATGTGCGTCCTTCGCGTGAAGAAACACTTCACTCATATCCCAGCATACCGCTTCTCTCTTACGCAGAGCGGTGATGCGTTCATCAATCACGTTCATTGTTTTCTGCTTCCATCTTACGCGCCTTCATGTAAGCGTCGAGTTCATCTTTGGCTTTGATAAAGTAGGTATTAGGTAGGTTAGATGCCTTACGCTCGGGCCAAACCCCAACCTGATCTAACGCTAAGCAAACGCTAGGCGCGTCACCTAGTGTGACTAACCACCTACGCAGAGACCCTTCAAATGCGTCGCGAAATATCTCTACTGCTTCCAGCGACATCTGCTTCGAGGTGAGGGGCATGTTCGCCATCACGAGGCCCTTTTCTTGTAAGGGCTGTCTAATTTTGGCAAAGAGTAGGGGCTTGAATAGTGCTGTTTGATGCGGTCCGCAGATTTTTCTATAGATATAAAACCTCGCGGCGTATCTTCCCCTTCAACCTCAATGGCCTCAATAGATGCGTCGTAAAAATCTTTGTGGTGGAAGCCAAGCCCACTAACTTCTATACCGTACCCCATCCACGAGAATGAGCGTTCTCCTCGGTAATGCTCGCGTACATAGCTGGTGCGCCCGTCTACAGCACGAGCAAAGTTACCTACATAATGCAGGATGCGCTTACGCTTTCCGTCTGTAGCAGACCCCGTTACACGTTTAGCAAAGAACCGCTTGCCATCCTGCCGATCAATCGTCCACGAAGCCGATAGACCCATTTTTTGTGCGCGAACTAGAATAGCCTCTGACGGACGCTTGGCAGACAAACATATGTTACATAGGGAAGCGGCAAGCTCGTCTGTTGTTTGTAGGTCCAAACCGTCTTTTTTCCGTTCAGCGACCATTTCTAAAAGGAATGGGGGGGTTACCGTTTTACGGTGAAATACCTCGGCGCTACCCCTACGACCCTTGGGTGCCTTGTTGCTACGGCGGATCACCTGTGAAACGACTTTATTTTCCTTCACGACAGACATTTTATAGTTTGCGTCGTAATGTACAAAAAAGCTCTGTGCAGTACTGCCAATGTCCGTGTTGTACACCAATACTACACGGTAGCAAATTCCTACAGGTAAGTGGCAATAATAACCCTCCCTTGCTACGTATGTCATACCGCCTTTAAGCAGCATCATGTATATAATAGCCACGCCGTACTTATCGTCTTTATTATTTTCCCTAAGCTGATTTTTTTTCTCAAAGAAGATGCAACGCATAAGGGGCGGTTTTTCTAAAAATTCTGAAAGCAAGTTGGGAGAAAACCACGAGTTTTCGGGAACCACGACACCGCCAAGTTTAGCCATAACATCGTATGTAGAAGGATCAAACTTACGCAGTGCTTTAAGGTCGTCAAAATATCCGGGAAGAAAATCCAATATCTCATGGATGGACACGGCATTAGCTATACCAAGTTTTGGACGGTCCTCTTCAGTCTTCTCCAAAAGGACCGCAGCCTTTACTTCTATCTCGGCGGCATACAAAACTTTTTGTGGGCGAAACCGCTGCCACAAAACTTTGATCGCTTGAACGATACGCGCATTGAGTAGGTTAAAAATTTGCATCACGCTGCTCCTTTGAGTGACAGTTCCCGCACCAACTGACGGACCATATCCCAGTTCTCTTCGTTGGCCACGACGGCCACGCCGCCGCAGTGCTGGATGTCCTGTATCTCTCTGGATTGTAGAGCGGTGATCTTGTTGCCCCCTGCCTTACACTCGATGGCAAGGAACCTGCCGTTCACACAGGCGATGATATCAGGCACACCACTACGTCCGTAGCCGTGTGTTGCAGGGAAGAAATGATAGACGCCCTCGCTTTTGAGGATTGCGACGATCTTATCTTTTACAGCTTTCTCGGGGGTTCGTGCCATGAGTTGCTCCTCGTTGGCTAAGGTATCATTACATTATACAGTGTCAAGCCAAGAATGGGTAGCCTAACATTGTTAGTCTGGGTTGTTCTGCATGAACTCGATCAACACAGAACGCATCAAGGGTGTGCAGCCTTTGTAGTAGTCCACCACATGCTGCGGTAGCCGGATGGCTATCATCTTCATGCGTTCCTTTTGCACCTTGTTGGGGCCGCGCTGGCCCCGATAGCGCTTGGGTTCGTCGGTCATTTGATCTGCTCCTTAGACGATACGAAAAACTTATCCTTACCTACACGCACACCATGATCCGCTACATAGGTATTTATCTCCACCATCTTGAGGATGCCTAACGACCGCTTGATGTTGACGGGCAGCTTATCACCATCGAGGATGTGTTTGCCCGTGGGGCTATCCACAATGTAATCATCACCACGGATCAGCACGGTCACGCCCTCGCTGTTATTCCATGCGGCTCTGATAGCCTTTGTAGTTGTGTATGCGTCATAGGCGTCTTGCATACCCTCTAGTGCTGTTGGGCTTACACCTGCGTTGATAGCTACTTGCTGCATATGGTCCCAATTCTCCATCACGTATGACACCATAAGGTCATTCAGGTTGTTGTACTTCCTGAGAAACTTCCCGTGAGAGTTATTGTACAGGGATGCCACGAGAGTACCCGCCTCGCTATGAGCTTCCCTAAAGGCTTCATCTATGGTCTGGCCGTGGAAGCTCTTGATGACCATCTTGAACGCCTTAGCAGCATCCTTCGTTGAGGTATTGGCACCGCGCTTTCTCTCTGCATTCAAACGATCATTGTCGATGGTAAACGCATTGTCGCCAAGCCTACCATAACCCTTATAGATGCGCCCCAGATGGGTCTTGCCCTCGTATATGTTGAACGAGGCGCAGTAATAGCCAAGAGAAGTTGTAGTTAAATTATTCCTACCAGCGACAAGCGTCCACTGAGGTCTTGCCCGTGCTATCCGCTTCACCAACGGAAGCATGAACGGATGGGTTTGGATACTAGGGTCCGTAGCGGCAATGATAGGTATTGTTTCGTTCTTATCTTCCTCGAACAGGATGTTCGGCATCTCAAGCGTTTTGTAGTTGTTCTTAATATCGTTCATCGTGCATCTCCTTTGCTTTCTTCCATGCGCCTATCGCGTCGATGGCATGGATCATGTCGGTGCTTGTAGCCAACATAGCCAGTAGGGACTCTCGGCTATTCTTTCGAATGAAGTCGTCGTAAGGCTCGACACTAACAATGTTAGTCTTCATGTTCTCGACGTCGTATGATTTGATCACGACCCATAGCTTCATGGTCACCACTCGTACCCCTTCAAGATGATATCGAGCTTGTCCTTAAGCTTGGCACGAACGACGTCGCTGTCCTTGACGTCCTCAATGTCTACCCCAATCATAGCTACCTCTAGCTGCCTACGTGCAGCCTCAAGCTTGGGGTCCTTGGCCACGTTGAGGTGGGTAAGCATCGAGCACATATCCTGCGCATGGGTCACGAACGTGTCGTGCCAGCGCTTCTTGCTGTCCTCGTCACCCTCGACTAGCTTGGCAGACATAGTGCTCAGCATCTTGTGAAGCTGATCCCACGGGGTGCGCATAGCCTCGGCCACGCGGTCGTTGAACGCCGACTGATAGCTCTGCTCCATCTCACGTATGTCCTGCGCGGGCAGGTCCAGACGGAAGTCACCGCTCTCTGGTACAGGCGAGAACACAAGGCGGTAGCCAAACTTCTCGCGCACAGCCTCGGCGCTTGGGTAGTCGTCCTCGTTGAACAGGCTACCCATGTAGTACCTAGCCGTCTGCATCAGCGCGGGGTAGTTGCCGATAAACTCGTCAACCATTTGGTTGAACGTATCGCGCCGGATATTGGACTCGGCCTTGTAATCTAAGAATAGGCTAGTAGGCAGAAGCCTTGCACCTCTGTCTGCCCAAGGTAGGGTACGGGTGTTGTGCCACAGGCGACTGCCCGCAGCGTAGTCAGCGATCTCCTTGCGGGCCGATGTGCCAGCCATCAGGTTCTTGCGAACCTGCGCCGCGTCAGAGGCTGCACCGTTGGATATTAGCATACCCTCGGTGGCCCCCTTGTCTGTCTTGTTAGCGGTCCATACAGAGATGTTCATCTCAACGAGGACGGCGGATGATGTGATGCTCATGTGCTTGCTCCTTACTTGCTAGGTTTACCAGCCAGCTTGGCCACTCGATATACTGAGTCAGGCAGTAGCTGGATGTTCATCTGGTCGTGATCTACCTCTTGCTCCCATACGTGAAAGGAGGTTATGTTAGGGGTAGCGTCGTAGTTGCGGTTGACCTTGTAGTTCTCGGCCTTGCTCATGATTTCCATGATGGTCACAGCATCAGCCATGCTCATCACGTACTCACTGTAGCCGACACGTACGATTGCCTTGCTCATTGGGTTGCTCCTCTCAGTTGTCTTTAATATGCACCGTCTTACCCACAGGGGCAGTAATGGTGTTGCCACGATACGAGTTGCAAACCACCCACAGGATGGGTGCATTCCAATCCGAACCCCAGTCATTGATCTCTCCGTCAGTCAGCATGATGATGCACTCAGGCTCGATCTTCTTGTCCGCGAGGTAGCGCATCATGGCTCGGGGGTCGGTGCCACCACCGCCCTTTGGTTTGGTCGAGCTAACAATGTTAGCCATCTCGTTCTCGTCGTAGACCTCGTGGGCTGCGACGTGTGCATCCCAGTAGATCAGGTCGATCTTCTCAGGGCGTACGTCCTCAGCGATGGACTTGACCTCGGACAGGAACCGATTGATCTCCGTGCCACTGATCGAACCCGATGTGTCTACGCCGATAGCTATAGCGCCGATGCGCTCACCGATCATGGTGGGCATGTAGATGTCAGAGCCAAGGAACCGACGATTGACACGCCGCCACGATGACGTATCGCGGCCACTACAGATGGACTTGACGAACTCACGCAGCACCTCGCGCCAGTCGATCTGCGGATCAAGCAAGTCGCCTAGCTCACGGGACATATTGCCCAGCTTGTTGCCCGTGGTCTTCTCGTGGGCCATCTCACCTTGTCGAAGGGCTTGGTCGATCTCCTGCTCTAGCTCCTTCTTCTCCTCATCACTGCGGTCCTTGGCACCTTCCCAGTCGTGCTCGTCGAAGCCCTTGCGGTGCGGACCGTTGCCGCCACCGCCGTCTTGGTCGCCATCTTCACCACCATCTTCACCATCCTCGCCGCCTTCTTCCTCTTGCTCCTGCTTAAGGATGTCGAAGACTTGTTTGGTGTTCATGCCCTTGAAGCGCGGGTCATAGCAGCCGATGCGCTCACCGTTCTCGCGAGGGAAAGCGACGTACTGCTCCAGCGGATCGTACTCGACGATCATAAGATTGATGACGTGATCACAGGCTTGGTTGGCTAGGCTAGCATCCTCCTCAAACAACTTGCGCCATATGGTCAGGTGCCGTAGCGCCTTGTGCATGTTCTCATGCAGGATGACGAAGCCTAGCTCCTTGTCGGACAGCTTCTGCACGAACGTACGGCCATAAAGCTCGTCACGCCCGTTGGTACACGCGGTGCGGACATTATCTGACAGTTCCGTCTTGCCGACCATCATGATGCCGGACCACAAGGCGAACTTGGGGTTACGCATCAGGTCGATCTTGACCTTCTTGAGCTTGCGCTCGACCTTATCTTTCTGTTCCACTGCTACTAACATTGTTAGGTGCTCCTCGCTGTTGCTCTTTGACTTGCTTGATGACGTCGATCTCGTCCTTGGCCCACAGACGGATGTCATGGGGCCAGCCGTTGATCTTCAACGTCACGATCCAGACCAGAGGGTCTTTTTGTGAGCGCTGCATCTCGTATAGCTCTACCTTCTTGCCACGAAGGGATGGGGGAGGCAGGAACCTGTCGTTCCTGCCTCGGATCATAAGGTCCCGCATTACAGCAGGTCTTCATTGCGCTCCAACCAGTCCGCGAAGGCTTGGTTGGTAAACGCCATTGGCTGCTTGGCTGCGTTGGCGCACAGGTTGATGGCAAAGCAAGCTTGCCACTCACTGTCGAACCGCTCCACGTACTGCATGAACGGGGTCAGTGACTGCTTGTCCACTCGCTGAATGGCACCGAACACTAGCACTGCGGATGCGCCAGCAGAGGTAGGGACCATAGCCGTCTTGGGTGAAGCGATGATGCTATCCCATGTGGGTAGCTGATCTTGGTAGGCGATGAACGCTTGCATGTCTCGGGCAGCAGCCTCACCGATGGAACCCTTGAGCGCAGCGATGGTAGCCTCCGGACCATTCGCATCACGTGTCCTAACAATGTTAGATGCGATAGCGAGCGAGCGCGGGGTGACGTATGCGGTCTGCACCGTCTTAGGGTTATAGATGTACAGGTTGGTGGACTGATCCCCATCCGTATAGCTAGCTAGGGCGTGTGGGAATTGACGCACCCATGCCATGATAACAGGGTCGATATCGTTATTGACAGCCCATTCCAGCCACTCTTTGTAGTCAGGCTTGGACACAACGATCTCGACGATGCGGTTGCGGGTGTGCGCCTTCATGTTGTCGCCCACGCCGTCAGTCAGCAGGTTGCCCGTCATGAAGATGATGCTCTCAGGATCAATGAACAGGTCGCCAAGGCGCGGGTTGGTGATCTCCAGCATGGGGTGCAGCATGTTCTTGACAGGCTCAGGCCCCTTAGTGAACTCGTCGAACATCACAAGGACGGGCTTGCCCTCGTGCAGTCGGAAGCGAGCGTTGGGGTAGTAGCGGGTGGTGCGCGTCTCGTGGTCGATGACTGGCATGGCGATGTCGCCAAGGTCCATGTTGGGCACGTCCATATAGGCCGCGTTGTGGGTTGACGCGAGAAGCTTGGCGATAAGCGTAAACATAGTAGACTTGCCTATCCCCGGCTCGCCGCGCACTAGGAACCGAACCTTTGGGTTGGTCATGATGAGCATAGCGGCTTGCTTAAGGGTGACGGTCGAACCGAAGTTGATCGTGGTCATGGTGGTTGCTCCTTGCAGTTAGCGTATTACCAGCTAACATTGTTAGGTCCAAAAAAGGTGTATCGGTAAAAGCTAAGCCTTTGCACCAGCTCAGCTTTTACTATTATCAGTGTATAGCATTGATAGGTATATGTCAATAGCTTCTGGTCAGAGGTCCGACTAGAAGAGGTACTTGTACCTATCGACCCCAAGCTTACCCCGAGGCAGTTCCACGGTGGTCAGCATCTCGTCGCGATGCCCATAGAGCATACACGTCTCGAACTTGGCCAACACGTCAGGCTTCTTCTTTTGGTAGCTGTAGCGGTATGCGTCGCGGGCTAGGTACGCCATCACGTAGTGGTGTTCGTCGAGGTTATCCCCCGCAGCCATCTCAAGCATTCCGTCAGTGGTGATGTAGAAGGGTTTTGACTCGATGGGTGTATCGCCCATCAGCTTCTTGATGTTCTTCACGTACCGGATGAACCCCGCATAGCGCTCACGCACCGCCTTTGATCCCGCACGATCCTTGACGTGCACGACACAGGGCTTTGGGTTG